CAATTTATTGGCGGTGGTGGCGGTGGTGGTTCTTCTGTTAGTCCATCTCAGTTTACAACAGGTATACACGGTGGTGGTAGTGGAGCAGGTGGTACGCCTGGTCCAGGCGCTCCAGCTAATTCAGCTAATCCAGGAACAACTAATACTGGCGGCGGTGGCGGCGGTGGCGGCGCTGGTGGTGCACGTTCAACACAACCTCCTCAAGGTGGTGGCGGTGCTGGCGGTTCAGGTATAGTAGTAATAAGGTATAAATTTCAATAATTATGGCACACTTTGCAAAAATAAATGATAACAATGAAGTTCTTTCAGTTCTTTATATAGATAACGAAAAAATTCAAAATAGTGAAGGAGTAGAAACTGAATCTATAGGGCAACAATATTTACAAACACATAATAATTGGCCTGCTGAAAAATGGATTCAAACTTCTTATAACACTGAAAATAACACTCGTAGGGACGGAGGAACTCCATTTAGAGGAAACTATGCAGGCATAGGTTCTATTTGGGATCCAGAAAACAATATGTTTTTTGGAGAAAAACCTTTTACATCATGGGTAAAAGATATTTCAACTGCAAGCTGGGAAGCACCTATAGCTAAACCAGTTTTAACAAGTGAACAAGAATCTCAAAATATAGCACAAACCCACACATGGGCTCACGAATGGGATGATAGTAATCAATCTTGGACTTTAGTTGATTTAGGTCCAGAAGCAATAGTATAATTTTTAACAATAGCTCTTGTTTTTTTTATAAAAAATAAGTATAAATATCCTTAAGATGAAAAAGAAAGTTCTTACAGAAAAAGCTATTTATACTGATGAAATAAAATTACCAGAAGGATTTGAAATTAATCCTCTAGAGCTTTCACAAAATATTTTAAAAAAATTTTATTTAAATAAAAACTCCATTCAATCTAAACACTTTGATCAATTAAATAAATACATAATAGAAAACTGTGAATTAAAACACAAACTTAAATTAGTAAACAGAGAAACCTGGGGAAATATTTTTACTCCAAACGAAGAATTTACTTGTTTGTCTTCTGTTAACCCTGTTGATTTACAAAATTCTCCTGACTATGTGTGTTTATATGGAATAAACACTGAAGAATGTTATGTAACTATTTACTATGATGATAATAGACGAAAAGGTAGAAGTTTTAAAATGCCATTAAAATATAATTCTTTTATTATGTTTCCTTCGACTAATATATACACAATATCTAATAATCAAAAATCTTCTTTAAATTTTGTACAAACTATAACTTTTGAATATTTTTAACAAATGCAATTACAGAACTATTATTGGTATTTTAAATCAGCTCTTCCGGAAAGAATATGTGATGACATAATCAAATATTCATTAAGTAAAAAAGAAAGTATGGCAAGAACCGGAGGTTATGATAATGAAAAATTAAATGAAGATGAAATTAGAAATTTAAAAAATAAAAGAAATTCTGATGTAGTTTGGTTAAATGAAGGTTGGATATATAAAGAATTACATCCCTACATTCATAAAGCAAATAAAAAGGCAGGTTGGAATTTTGAATGGGACAGATCTGAATCTTGCCAGTTTACAAAATACAAACACAACCAATACTACGATTGGCATTGTGATTCATATTCTAAACCTTATGATAAACCCAATAGCCCTGATAATGGTAAAATTCGAAAACTATCTATGACTTGTCAGTTAACAGATGGTTCAGAATATAAAGGGGGCGAATTAGAATTTGACTTTAGAGATTATGATCCAAATATGAGAGAAGAAGCTAAACATTTAAAACAAGCGAAAGAAATATTACCTAAAGGTTCTATAATTGTTTTTCCTTCGTTTGTATATCATAGAGTTAAACCAGTAACAAAAGGAACGAGATATTCATTGGTTATGTGGAACCTTGGATATCCTTTTAAATAAAATGGAAAAAATAGACTACTTTAAAACACCTATCTGGGTAGAAGACAGACCTGAATATTTAAAATCTTTAATAAAACATTCTAATAAATATATTAAAGCTGCAAAAAAAATGAACTTTAATAAAGAATATATAAAAAAGTTTGGTGATTTTGGAACATCCTATCATTCAACACCACTTACAATGGATAATAATTTTTTAGATTTTAGAAAATATGTTGGTCAAAAATCTTGGGACTATTTAGATGAACAGGGTTTTGATATGGAACAATACTCTGTTATGTTTTCTGAAATGTGGGTACAAGAGTTTGCTAAAAAAGGTGGAGGAAATCATTCAGCACACGTACATTGGAATCAACACGTATCTGGTTTTTATTTTTTAAAATGTTCTGATAAAACTTCTTTTCCAATATTTCATGAGCCTAGAACAGGTGCACGTTCTACAAAATTAAAAATGAAACCTAGCAACACTATACTTAATGGAAATGATTTAGTTCATTTTAAACCTCAACCTGGAAATTTAGTTATTTTCCCTGGTTATCTAGAGCATGAGTTTGTAGTAGATCACGGTATAGAACCCTTTAGATTTATTCATTGGAATATACAAGCTGTACCCAAAGAAATGGCGAAAAGATTTTAATGGAAATTAAATTTATTAACTTCCCTAATGTTGGTTTTTCAGAACAGAAACTTCCAAAAAAAGTTTTAGATAGATTAAGAAGTTATATTAAAAATAAAAAACATAAAATGACCAATGAATTAGCAGGTAATATAAATTCTTCTTATGACTTAGAAGACAAAGAAAATTGGTTTTTTAAAAACGTTTTAATACCTAACATAATAGAATTTGAAAATAGATTTAATAAAAAAGCTCTTGTTGATAATTCATTAACTAAAAATTGTGTTTATACATTAAGCAGATTTTGGGTTAACTTTCAAAAAAAACATGAGTTTAACCCTGTTCATAACCATCAGGGGCTTTACTCTTTTGTAATATGGATGGATATTCCAGCTGATTATGAAAAAGAAAAAAAATTACCTTTTATAAAAAATTCTAATTCACCTTTTGCAAATACATTTCAATTTTTATATACAAACAGTTTTGGTCAAATATCAACTCATCAATATCATCTATCTTCAAAAGACGAAGGAACCATGTTATTTTTTTCTAATAAAACTCAACATACAGTGTATCCTTTTTATACATCTGATAAAAACCGGGTTAGTATTTCTGGTAATATTGCTTTAGACCCAACTCAAAATGTTAATTAAATATGAGCTATAAACATACTTTTGAATATAATATATTTGAAGAATATTTAAATATAGATGAAGAAATTTTAAAAAATATAAAGAAATATCCATTAAATAAATATAGTATGAATAGTAATAATTTTTCTAATAAAGATAAAAAATTACTTAATATGGTTAAAAAAAAATTAAAAGGTATTTTTGAAAAACATAAATTAAATATTATGGATTGTTGGATTCAACTGTATTTAAAAAATGACTACCATAGTATACATACACATTTTGCAACTCAAAAAGATTACTCTTTTGTATGGTTTATTGATGGAGATAAAAAATCTTCTCCGGTTATATTTCATGAAGTAGGTTATCCTTTAATTAATAATAATAAACAAATAAAATTTGATTTTAAACCTGGTACATTATTAATATTTCCTGGGTTTATTCCCCATGAAGTGCCTCCAAATAAAAATAACAATAGATTAATTATAAGTGGAAATGCAATATGAGCTTTAAAAAATTAAAATATAGTATAATTAAAAAAGCTATATCTAAAGACTTAGCTACATATGTTTATAATTATTTTTTAATGAAGAAACAAGTTTTCGATACTTTTCAAAAACATAGGTATATTTCACCTTATGAAACTATGTGTGGAATTTATGAAAAATCGGATGGTCAAATACCTCATACATTTTCTTTATATTCCGACCCTGCAATGGACACTTTGCTATTAAAATGTCAACCAATAGTAGAAAAAATAACACAACTAAAATTATACCCTAACTATACTTATGCGAGACTATATAAAAAAGGAGATGAATTAAAACGACATAAGGATAGATTTAGTTGTGAGGTATCCACTACTGTTAATTTAGGTGGAGACTCCTGGCCTATATTTTTAAGTCCAAATGAAAATGTTGGAATACCAGAATGGGTAGAGGGTGGTAAAAAGGGTATTATTACAGAAAGTAATTCAAAAGGTATTAAAATAAATTTAGAACCTGGGGATATGTTAGTTTATAAAGGTAATGAATTAGAACATTGGAGAGAAAAATTTAAAAAAGAAAGTTGTGGTCAAGTTTTTTTACATTATAATAATGTAAAAACTAAAGGCTCAAAGAAAAACAGGTTTGACAACAAATTACATTTAGGGTTGCCTGATTATTTTATAAAAAATGAAAATAATTGATAATTTTTTACCTGAAGAAGAATTAAAAGAATTACAAGATGTAATGATGGGACCAGATTTTCCCTGGTATTATAATAATTGTGTTGCATTTAAAGAAGTTGTTCCTAGCCCATATGAATATTATTTTACACATATGTTTTTTTGGGACACAACTCAAAGTAAATATAATGAAATAATAACCAGAATAATATTACCAAAATTTAAATGGTTTTCTTTAAAAAGAATTAAAGGAAATTTATATGCATCAACAAATAAAAAAGTAACATTTGAGTATCACACAGATTATGACTTTAAACACAAAGGTATGCTATTTTCTCTTAATACTTGTAATGGAGGAACAATATTATCTAATGGTGAAGTAATTAAATCAGTAGCTAACAGGGCTTTGTTTTTTGATCCTTCTAAAAAACATACATGCACAAATTGCACAGATACAAAAGGTAGGTTTAATATAAACATTAATTATGTGTAATGAAATTGTTTATAAAAAAACATTTAAGTAATGTTGTTTACCCTATAAAAAAAGAAGGCTGGGACGTAAAAGGTATTCTTAAAAATAGATTAAATCAAAAACTTAAATTTGATTTAAGACCTATAAAGAATAATATTAAAATAGGTAGTTTTAAAAGCAAAGCAGATAAAATGGTCTTTGATATGAAAGATCAATTTATTGTAGTAGATACCGAGGAACTTCATCAGTATTTAAAAGAAAATAAACTAAAAGAGGTGCATTTACAAGATTTACTATCTAAGCTAGAGTGGAATATAATACTACCAAAATAACAAAAACCTTATATATTCAACCCTATGGCATTAAAAAAAGTAGATTTTGCAGCAGGTTTCAATAAACAAAGCGTACCCTCCGCTCTTCCAGGACAATGGGTAGATGGTGACTTTGTGCGTTTTAGATATACGGCACCAGAAAAAATAGGTGGCTGGCAACAATTAAGTGTCAATCAAGAAACTGTTCCAGGAGCAGCTAGAGCTCAATTAGCTTTCACAAGTTTAAAAGGTGAAAGATACACTGCGATAGGTACTTCTCAAGGCCTTTTTGTATACTATGGAGAACAGTTTTACGATATTACTCCTTTAGCTACTGCAATCACAGGAGCGACGTTTGATACTTTTTCTGGTTTGGATAATGTGACAGTTAATAAAACTTCTCACGGTTTACAAGTTGGAAGATATGTGACGTTTACAGCAGTTACTCCCCCAACAGGATATTCTGCAACAGATTTTACAGAAGATGCTTTTGAAATTTTAACAGTCCCTAACGATAATACTTTTACTATTCAAATGAGAGTTAATGCAAGTGGTGCAGCCTCTGCATCTGGTGCAGCATCTATTAATCCTTATGAAATAGTAGGGCCTACTTTTCAAACACTAGGTTATGGATGGGGTACTTATCTATGGGGAGATTCTACATGGGGCACAGAAAGAGGAACTAGTAATGTAACTTTAGATCCAGGTAACTGGTCTTTAGATAATTTTGGTGAAGTCCTTGTTGCAACTATTTTTAATGGTAAAACATTTACATGGGATGCGGGAGCAACTAATCCTAGAACAGTCAGAGCTTCTACTGCTACTTCTGGTTTTGCAACAACAAATAACCCTACAGCAACTCGATTTACTCTTGTATCAGACAGAGACAGACATTTATTTCATTTTGGAACAGAGACGACTATCGGTGATGCCAGTACTCAAGATCCTATGTTTGTAAGGTTCTCGGACCAAGAAAATTTAGATGAATACGCTCCTACCGCTATCAATACCGCAGGGACATTTAGGTTGGATACAGGTAATAAAATTACTGCGGCTCTTCAAGGCAAGGATTATGTTTTTGTATTAACTGATTTAGCTGCTTATATTATTCAATTTGTGGGTCCACCTTTTACTTTCTCAGTAAGACAAGTAGGAACAAATTGTGGGTGTATTTCTCAACACGCGGCTTCTTATGTTAATGGAGCAGTATATTGGATGTCAGGTGAAGGAGGATTTTTTATGTACG